CGCCGTCCACCATCTTGGCGGCCAGAGCCGCATCGGCTCCCAGCACCCGGCCTTCGCCCATGCCATCACGCACATCGCCAACCGAGACGCCTCGGCCTTTGGCCACAGCTTTGATGAAGGCGTTGTAATAGTCGTCCACGCGGGACTGCATGAAGGCCTGGGCCTCATGATCCAGAGGCACATACGGGTTACCCTCGACCTTGAACTTGCCCGCTGAGATCAGGGTGGGTTTGACTCCCTCCTCTTCCAGCGCCTTCGAGTAATCAAAGTGGGCCTGCCAGACACCAATCGAGCCCACCTCGCCACCCGGGGTGACGTAGAACTCACCGGCTGAGCAGCCGATCCAGTAAGCAGCCGAAGCGGCCAGGCTGTTGGCCACCGCCACCACAGGCTTCTGAGCACGAGCTTTGACGATCTCAGCGGCCAGCTCGGCCACACCGTAGACGCTGCCGCCCGGGCTATCGATGTCGATCAGGATCTGACCCACCGTGTCATCCGCCAGGACCTGGCGCATTGCGCTTGTGAATTTCTGGGTGCTGGTGCTGCCCGGCCCCGAGATGTCATCGACCATGTTGCCGCGCTGCGTGACCACCCCATACAGGGGCAGGACCGCGATGCCAGCTCCGGCATTGGAAGAGGCACGGTCTGTTGCGAACTGTTTGCGCGTATCCCGCAGCACCCGGTCCATATTGATCTGAAACAGCGTCTCGTCGCTGGGGGGCACGTCAGAAGACCAACGGGTGAGGACAGCAGTCATCGCCTGCAGACGCTCGGGCATCAATGCCCAGGGCGTGGTCAGAAATTCAGAGATCAGAAGTTGCTTGTTCATTCATGCATTCCAAGTTCGATGAGCGCTTGCGCCAGTGCATGCTCATCGGTAGGTTTTTCAATATGGGCGGCCCACTGCTCAACCCGTGAATGAGTCAACCCAAAGGTCTCAGAGATCAAATTCACTTCTTTGGATCCGATCACACCGGTCCTGCTGATGCGGCGTGCCATACGCTGTGCATTGACATGAACCAAACCCCGCAGCCTCTGGCGAATGGCTTGATCAGACCCGGGGTCTGCGTCAGGTGCAGCCTGTGCGTCTGCCTCTTCACCTACCTCAACACTCTTTGATTCCAGCGCCTCGGCCGCGTCTTCTTCGACCATATTGAGCGGGCGAAGGGGCTGATCCAGTCCATAAATCGGGTTGAGGTTCTCGGCGATGCGGGCCTCGTTGCGGGTGAGCCAGCCGTTTTGGATGCCGCTTTGGTAGTAAGCCGAGCGGCTGGCCGCGTCACCGCGCATCAGGTTGGCGAAGTCAAACTCGATTTCAAGCTCATCGCCGTCCAGCATCAGGTCCGCTTCGATCGAAGCCTCCCAGCGCTCGGCCCAGGGCGTCATGGTGTGCATGACGAACTCCAGGCTCTGCTGCTCAATGTTCGAGAATGTCGCCCGATCCAGGTCCGCGATCATGTGTGGCGGCACCCGAAACAGGCGAGCGATGTCCGTGATCTGAAACTTGCGCAGCTCCAGGAACTGGGCGTCCTTGTTGGTCACGCCCACCTCGTGGAACTTCATGCCGTTTTCCAGCACCAGAACCTTGCCCCTGTTCGCTCCGGATTGGGCGGCCTGGTAGGACTCCCTGAACACTCGCTTGGCCTCGGCATCCTTGAAGTTGCCCGGAAACTCGATCCAGCCCCCTGTGGGTTTGGCATCGTTGTTAAAGAACCGGGCGCCATAGTCCTGCGCGGCCAGCGCCATGCCCAGGCTCTCACGAGAAAGTTCGATGGGACTCAGACCCAGCAAGCCGTCCGAGGACAGACCCCTCAGGTGCCAGACCTCGCCACGCGGCAGGACCAGCTCGTGACCCGTCTGGTTCTGAATCCGGTAGCGGTAGTCACCTTCAGCGAGCAGCTCCATGCGCACCCGGTCCGGATGGATAGGGATCAGCTCGGTGATCTCGCCTCGGCCGTTAGCCAGGATCTGACAGAAGGCGTTGCCCCGCAGGGCCAGGTGCCCCTGCAGCATCTCGCGCCACTCGAACGGGTTCTGGTACCGGTTGGGCTTCTTGCCCAACAAGCGGTAAAGCCAGTGGTCCGTCACCCGGTCCTTGCCGCCGTCTGCTCGAGCGCGGTAGACCACCAGTGGCAGCGAGGCCATAGTCTCAGACAGGATGCGCACGCAAGCATAGACCGCTGCCAGTCGCATGGCCGAATCGGCCGAGACGCGCATGCCCGAGACACTGCGCACCGATACAGGCTCAAAAAAGAAATCGCCCCATGGGGAGCGATCACTTGCGGAAGCTTTGAATCGGTCAAAGAGGTTGAAGATTCCCATCGGTAGTGGGCGGATTCAAGCACGAAGTGCAACACGGTTTAACGAGGCATGAAACACCTCGTGGGGTGTCTTGAATCCGAGCCGCTTCCTGGGCCGGTGATTCAATCTGTTTTCGATCATAGTCAACTCCTCATCGGTGACAGTTTCCATGGGCCGCTTCTTGGGAATGTATTGCCGCAGCAAACCATTGAAGTTCTCGTTGCTGCCGCGCTGCCAGCTGCAATACGGATCGGCAAAGTAGGTCTGGATGCCAAGAGCCTGATCGATGGCCTGGTGATCGGCAAACTCCTTGCCGTTGTCCACCGTCAAGGTCTTCACCCGTGAGCTCAGGGGCTTGAGCTTGGCTTCAATGGCCCGGCCCACCAAATCAGCCGTCTTGTTGGACACCTTGGCCAGCACAGCAAAGCCACTCTTGCGTTCTACCAGTGTCACGATGGCTTGTTTGTGCGCCGCGCCAATGACGGTATCACCCTCCCAGTGGCCCACTTGCTTTCGATCTTCAATGTGGCTTGGTCTCTCGCTGATCGGGCGGCGATTGGGGATCTGGCCACGCCTGTCACGCCCGCACAGGTGGCGTTTGCGCTGCGGCTTTTGGCTGCGCAGGTGCCTGTGTAAATCACCACCGGCGGCCTTGTTCGCATATACATGCAAATAGACGCTCTCATGGCTGACCGCCAGCTTGCCTGCAATCTGCTCGGGGCTCAATTGAATGCCCAGGTAGAAATCCACATCGGACCAGACTTTGGAATCTACACGGCGGGCATTACGGCTTCGCTGTGCTCGCTCAGAAGCCTTGGCGCAGGCTTGTTCAGCGCGATACCCACGCTGGCCACGCCCACGGCTGAGTTCGCGGCTGATGGTGCTGCGGCTCCTGCCCAGAGATCGGGCAATCTCGCTGAGGGTCTGTTGGGCTTTCAAGAGGCTGTGAATTTGGTATCGTTCTTCTCGGCTGAGGTGCTTGTACATCTGGCAACTTGGACTTGGCGGTTTGAGTGGCCATGATGCCTTGACATCCTCAGCCACCCATCACCGGGTTCATCTTTGTTGCACCTCGTACTTGAATCCGCCGTGTCAGAAAACGCACCTGCCGTCTCGTTAGAGCAGCATCAGCTCGTAGTCGGATCCCAGCACCACCGAGTCCCCCGGTTTGATCGCCCGTGAAAGGGCCATGATCAGTGCCACGATGCCGTCGATCTTGTTTTCTGCTCGCTCCTTGCGCGGGTAAATGTTGTCTTTGACGTCCGTGTGGGCCACCACGTTGCTGGCCATCCAGGCCAATACCGGGTCGCCGTCATGGGCGAGCTTCTTTTGCAGGACCAAGGCTTCAAGCGTCTTCATCGGCTCGCTGAAATTGAGCACTGTGGGACGCACCTCGATCATGGGCAGGCCCTCGGACAGCATCCGGGTGGACAACTGTGTGGCCTGAAACGGATCGAAGGCCACGGCTTCCACGGAAAACCGGGTTGCGATGTCCAGCAAATCGGCTTCGATCCAGCTGAAATCGATCACGTTGCCCGGCGTCACCGAGAGGCGTCCTGTATGGGCCCAGCCCTCGTATTGGCTGTTGCCCGCCGCCTGGACTGTGTCCTCAGGCAGGTAGTACTTGCCAAACACCGCGTATGCGTCAGGTGTGTCGGGGTGCTCGAACACCATGACGAGCGCCGCAATGTCCGTCTTGCTGGCCAGGTCCAGGCCCACCCAGCAAGGCTGGCCCAGGAACTGATCGAGCTCGAGATCGGGGTTGGCACTGGCATCCCAGGAGCGCATGTCCATCCAGGCCGTGTCTGCACTCACCCATTCGTTGAGGTGCTTGGTCTTGAAGTTGTTGACCGCACTGGGCAACTGCATGGCCTTGGCCTGCAGGGGCACCAGGATCTCCTCTCGCACCGAGATGCCCCAGTTGGGGTTGGCCTTGATGAGGGAGTCCTTGGCAGTCCAGTCGTCGCCTTCATCGAGGCCGTAAATGATCCCGAATTGAGAGTCGTCCTCGAACACTCGGTTGAGCAGCTTGGTGACAAAGCTCCTGACCTCGTAACAAATTCCTGAGCGGTTGCTGCCAGCCGTGGTGATCACCCACAGCAGTGAGTTGTCCCGCTTGCCGGTGCCGGTCTCCACCACGTCATAGACCGTTCGGGTCTTGTGGGCGTGCAGCTCGTCAATGCATCCGAAGTGGATGTTCAGGCCGTCCAGCGTCGAGCCCTCAGCCGAGAGCGCTTCGAACTTGGAGCCCGTCTGCAGCACATGCATGTTGTGCGCCCCGACGTTCACCGCGAACCGGTTCCTAAATCCCGGACTCAGGCGTGCCATGGTCTGGGCATCGCCAAAGACGATGCGGGCCTGATCGCGGGTGGTGGCCAGCGAGTACACCTCGGCACCGCCCTCGCGGTCGGCCGCCAGCATGTACAGACCCACCGCCGATGACAGGGTGGACTTGGCATTGCCCCGTGGCACCTCGATGTAGGACCGCCTGAAACGGCGCTTGCCGTCCGATTTGACCCATCCGAATACCGTGGACAGGATGAACACCTGCCAAGACTCCAGAACAATCATCTGACTGGCCAGTGGTCCTTTGACGTGGGGCAGGCGCTCAATGAAAGCGCACAGGTTGTCTGCGGGTCGGTAGGGCCTGCCGTACCGGTCAAGCAGCTCGGGGTTGAACTGGTAGATGCTGCTCTTGCGTT